AAACCGAGAAGCCACCCTACCGCGTCCCCAGTATGGCGGAGATCGCTGCCGTGCCGTGGAACGGCTTCACCGCCATCTCGACCTTCAGCGGCTGCGGCGGATCGTGCCTTGGGTACCGGATGGTCGGCTTTCGGGTCGCGTGGGCCAACGAGTTCATCCCGGCGGCCTCGGACACGTACCGCGCCAACCTTCCGGAGACGATCCTCGACACGCGAGACATCCGGATCATCTAGCCGGCAGAGATCCTCGCCGCCACGGGGCTGAAGGTCGGCGAGATCGGCCTCATGGATTCCAGGATTCCAGTCCTCCATGTTCTTCGTTCTCGACCGCCGGCAAGCGCGATAAGCACAGGGGAAAAGCCAAGAAGTACTCCAACACGGTCCAACGCAGGGACGACTTGTTCTTCGAGTTCATTCGACTCCTCGACGGCCTAAAGCCCCGGGTGTTTGTGGCGGAGAACGTCAGCGGCCTCGTGAAGGGCGTCGCCAAAGGCGTGTTCCTCGAAATCCTCGCGAAGCTGAAAGCCTGCGGGTACCGAGTCGGAGTGAAGGTCCTCGATGCCCAATGGCTCGGGGTCCCGCAGGCTCGGCAGCGGACCATCTTCATCGGCGTGCGTGAGGATCTCGGCAAGCCGCCCGTGTTCCCGAAGCCGCTCCCGTACCGCTACACTCTCCGGGATGCGCTGCCGTGGATCGTGCGCGGCAAGTACGGGCAGACCTGGAAACCAGCCGATGCGCCGTCGCCGACTGTGAGCGCTCATGGATCGTACAACCCGGCGACCAGCCACCAAGGGCTCGAACTCGTCGAGGCCGTCATCCACGACACCAAGAGGAAGTTCCCCTCCGCCGTCGACATCACCGACCGACCCAGCCCGGCGATCACGGTCGTGGGTCGCAACCAGTTCAAGGTCCAGATTCGCGGCGGAACCGGCGCCGCGTTCAGTCGTCTGGCCCTCCAGCAGAAGCTCGCCGTCGGCGCGGAGCCTGCCTCGATCCTCCAGAAGGAACTCTCCCTCGCCGGCTACCAACGTCCCCTCGATACCCGGCTCCTGCCGAAGACCGCGCGGGTGTTGTTTCAGGTCGGCGAGTTCGTCGGCTGGATCATTGAGGCACCGGAGGCCTGAGCCGTGGCCGACACCGGAACCATCGACGCGGCGCAACTCAGCCGCCTGTCCGGTCTCACCGACCGTCGGCTGCGCGAACTCGCCCGCGAGGGTTGGCTGCCGGTCCCGGACAACGGGCGTTACCCACTGGTTGGCGCCATCCAAGGCCTCCTGCGCTACTACCGCGAGCGGGATGAGAAGCGGACCGTTCAGGAATCCTACGACAGCATCTCCTCGTGCGCCTCTGCGACCGGGATTCCAACGACCGCCATCAAGCACGCGAAGCGGTCGGGGTGCGCGGCCTTCCGTGGGAGTCGCGTCTACCTGGCGCCCCTGATCCGCTGGCTGTTCGAGACGCCCAACCGTTCGCCCGTGAACTACGAGCAGGAGAAAGCGCGGCACGTCGTTCTCTAGAACGCGAAGTTGAAGGTTCAACTCCGCGAGTTGAAACGGCAGTTGATCCCTGTCGAGGAAGTCTCCCACCTGGCGGCCGAACTCGGCTCCGCCATCCGCAAGGTCCTCACCCGCCTGCATCGCATCGCGCCGTCGTTGGAGGGTCATCCGGTCGAGATGATCGAGACCCGGCTGAAGGAGGAAGAGGACGAGGTCCTGAAGCAGCTCCACCCCTCGCCGTCGGCGCACCAAGGACAACCATGAGTTCGGGGTCATCCGGCTCCGGGAACTGCCGGTGCCCATCGCCTGCTGCGACAGCCCGGACCGCATCTACGATTTCTGGATGGCCAACATTGCCACCGCGTCTTGGTACAACCCGGATGTGGAGTGTCTGTGCGCCATCCATCTCAACACCCGCCGCCGGGCCACGGGATTTCACCTCGCGGGGATCGGGACACCCTCGACACCGTCCTGATGACACCTCGGGAACTCTTCCGCACGGCCATCATCCGCAATGCCGCGGCGATTGTGGTCGCGCACAACCATCCCAGCGGGGATCCGCGCCCATCCGAGGCCGACATCCGGGCCACCCGGGAGGTCGTACAGGCGGGCCGCATCGTTCGGATTGAAGTGTTGGACCACGTCGTGATCGGCCAATCGGGTCCCGACCACCCTCGGCCATGGGCCTCCCTCCGGGAACTCGGGATATTCTACTGAACCGGCTACATGGAATCCTCGGAGAACCCTTGGACACTCTCACCCTCCCACCGTAGCGAGACTCACGTTCGGAGCGGATCAACCAAACCCCCGCACCGGCCAAGACCAACATGAAGAAGACCACCGAAGCCAACGAGACCCCGAAGACCACGACCACCACCGAACCCAAAGCCGCCAAGGCGAAGAAGGCGACCCCGGCCCCCGCGACGGAGCAGGCTACCCCGCAGCCAGCAGCCGCCCCGGCGAAGGTCGAGAAGCCCGCGAAGGCCACCAAGACAGCGAAAGCCGACGCCGACGGCGAAGTGACCGACCGCCTCCCCACCACCCTCGCGGAGCTGAAGGAGACGAAGGGCGGGTTCGTCGCCCAGCTGTTCCTGACCGGCAAGGACAAGGACGCCATCGCCAAGGACCTCGCCGCGGCCTTCAAGCTCGGCGAAGCGCAGGCGGCGAAGATCGTCCGCCAGATCACCGGCCGCGTCCGTCTCTACGCCCGGGTGCTCGAACTCGTCCCGGCGAAGAAGTAGGCCCCACGCCAACTGCCACACCGCCCCTCGGAACCTCCGAGGGGCTTTTTCGTGTCCAGACGGCGGGCCGAGACCGCCGCGAGGCAGGCCGAGAACCGGCCGAGAAGCGGTTTGACGCCGCCGGCAGGTAGGTCGACCTGCCTTTCAGCGCCTACGCCAGCGAGGACGCGCCAGGGACAACGTTCCCGCTGAGGTGTGGGAACATCCCGACATCCCTTCATCGACGGCTTCGTCAGCGCCTGCAAACCGGCGGACCGCCGCCCCCCGTGGCAATGGTGTGAGGAACACGTCCGCGTCGACGAGACCTCGCCCCTCCCGGGCCGGTGGCGCTCCGACACCTCGCCTTGGGTCCGGCCGGTCATGGAGGACTTCGCCAACAACACCGTCCGGGACATCGCCGTCGAGTGCGCTGCCCAGAGTGCGAAGACCCAGACCGTCATGACCTGCGCCTGCTGGGCCATCGCCGAGGACCCTGGGCCGGCGATGTGGGTCACGGCCACGAAGGACGAATTGCGCGACTTCCTCCGAGATCGCCTGACGCCCACCTTCGAGGACTGCCCGCCCGTGAAGGCCCGCATGGCCGAGCCGACCTTGACCGGTTTCGCCTTCGACGGGATGCCCTTCTACGCTGGCTGGTCGGGTTCGAAGGCGCGGTTGCAGTCCAAGCCGATCCGATGGCTTTTTTGCGATGAGGTCCGCAATTACCCCCCGGGGCGGCTGGAGATGGTGCTCAAGTGGGACTCCAACGACACCACCAAGCCGGAGAGGAAATGGCGCTTTGACGCCCTCGCCGACACGATCCGCTTCGAGTGCGTGGCGTGCGGGCACGGGATCAAGGACACGCCCGTGAACCGGCGCTGGATCGAGAACCACGGCCACTTCGTTCCCCAGAACCCGAACGCCCCGCGCTCACGCGTCAGCTACACCTGGAACGTGCTACTGCCGCACTGGATCGAGTGGCGAGCCATCGTGGAAGAGTTCCTCGCCGCCCTGGATGCCATGCGCCTCGGGGGCGACATCGAGCCGATGTTCACCTTCGTCACGGAGACCCTTTGCGAACCGTGGGACCTCGACCGCTGGCTGATCACCAGCGACGACTACCTCCAAGAGCGCAAGGGCGACTACGATTTCGGGGACCCGTGGCCGCTGGAGAAGGCCCGGTTCATCGCTGCCGACCGGCAGGCACGCGGTGGCGAGCATTACTTCTGGGTGGCGCGAGTCTTCGGCGCCGGCGGGGCCAGCCGACTCCTCGGGTACGTGCGGTGCAGCACCACCACGGAACTCGAGGAGATCCGCCGTCAACTGAACGTGCCTGTCGTCAACGCCATGATCGACACCGGCTTCAAGGCCTCCGAGGTCTACCGCTTCTGCATGGCCACCGGGTGGAAGGCGATGAAGGGCGACGATGCGGAGTGGTTTCTCAGCCAGGACCCGCGCACCGGCAAGACCGTCCGCCGCGTCTGGCGGCGCGTGCTGGTTGACCCAACGCTGGGGGCACGACGCGCTCGCATCCGCCGGCATCTCCCCCTCTTCCAGTGGTCCAACCCCAGCCTGAAGGATCACCTGGCCCTGTTCACCCACGGCGTCGTCGGCCAGTGGATCATCCCCCGGAAGATGGGCCGGGACTACGTCGAGCAGATGACCGCGGAGGTCCGGGAGGAGCGGGAGGATTCCCGCGGGCGGATCAAGGTCCTCTGGGTTCAGAAGCGGCGGGACAACCACTACCTGGATTGCGAGCTGATGATCGACACTCCGCCGATACGACTCCAAGTGAGTGAAATGCACACGATCGACGTCTCGAGATGACCCACAGGGAGGCCGAGCCGATGATCAGCAGGGTGGCTTGGTTGGGTTCCTGGATCGCCTCGGCCGAGAAGCGGATGTTGTCAACTGCGTTGAAAGTCCAGCCGGGCATCTGCATGAGGCGAAGCTCCACCTCTTTGCCGGCCCACTCCGACACGTCCACACCAAGCTCCCGAAACTCCATCTCAGGCTTGGTGCCCCGATGCGGATCATAGAGATCGAGCTTGATCCCGTTGATGGTCACCTCCCAGGGGCCGTTCGCGCAGTCGTACCACATCGACTTCGCGTCTGCCGGTATAAGACCGGATTGGGTGATATGGATCAACCTTGATGGAAATGATGATCTGAACCCAAGGACCGCCAGATTTCCAGATAATGGAACTCGACCAAAGTAGTAACCTCGACCGTACAGGGTTCCGCCGTCCGAGGCGCCAGGCCAATTCCAGTTGAATGGCACAGAATATACGTCGTCGTGTAAGGAGTCACCCCACTTCCATCCAGGAAGCCACCAATCTCGAACAACCGAGCCACTCCCGTCCGGTAGAGGACCAATCACCGGCTGGCTTTCGTAACCCCGCTCAAAGTCCAGATTAACAAAATCGCCAGCTATGACATGGCTCGCCATGGCAATCAGTACTAACTGACCCACAACCAGCGACATAATTGCTTTCATGTTAATGTAATGTGATGAATAAGGATTGGCTTGGATTCCAGAAACTTCCACTTCCGGACGTGCTCAATTCGCTTGAACGAAGCTGGTAGTGAAGGGAGCCCGCCGGCGGTCCTGTATCCACGTATACGGTCGACAAGGTCCCGTTTGTGTTACCGACGAGACCATAAGGGCCGAATAACCCTGCGGTGGATCGAAACACGAAGTAGCGGACTTCTGCCGTTGAACCAGGAATCCAACTCAAGGAAACCTCACCCCCGATTCGCATGCCGGTCAGACTTTGGGGAGTGCGTGTCGGAGTCCAGCGAAGTGCTGGATCGCCGAGAAGGTTGAACCAACGCCTAGGTGCGGCTTGTATCTCGCTCTTAGCTTCATGATCCCGCCAATACTGATAAGAATTCGCCTGAAGCTCGCCGAGTGATCCACCAAACGAAAACTCCGTAATCGGCCATTGGTCGGCTCCCCACATCGCTGCCAGGCCATAATCTGGAACGCCCAGAAAGGATCGCAGAAAATTGTTTTGGGAAAGGTTCCAATCCCCAAACCATGAGCCAAAAAACATTCCTATCACTGCCTTGGGTTGTCGTTCTGGATATGCAAACTTGGACGCGAGGTATTCGGCGGTGGGATGGGCCGCCCTTAATCGATCCACGTCCCCGTAGCCAAACTGATGGCACCACAGGTATGCGAGCCTATTGGTCTCCGCCAGGAAATCCCCCTCAACAAATCTTTCTGATATCGCCGGATAGAGGCTGCTTAGCGTTCGATGGCCTGGCCTTGATCCCCAAGATGCCACCATGTTCCAACTGCTTGAGTATAGGGGAGGTTCACTAAAGTTTCGGCCGATTCCACGGTTTAATACGGATGTCAGTCCCAAGCGATACCGATGATTCTTCTTGAAGTACCGCTTGAGTAATGCCAACTCGCTCAAGTTGCCTGGGCTTGTCGACAGGTAATGTAAGTTCGCGAAGTCAATTCGCCCGACGCCCAGTTCTATGTTGTTTGTCAGACCGCCGGGGTCAGCAGGAATGAAATCATGATCAAACTTGCCATCGCCCACGATATTCGTAGTGATTCCGAATCGGACTGGAATCCCCGGTTTTTGATAGGGCAATGCGTCGTTGGTCCACACCCCATCCATGTCGGCATAGTAGAGGTCGGACGACCACGCGCCGAAGTGATTGTCATTCAAATACTGATGCCCATCCTCTGCCGCCATCCCCGTGTACGGCACCGCCACGTGCCCCACGAGGACGAGGAGTTTGAGATTGGTATGGGCCCCGTACGTCGATTGAATCGACTGTTTGATGATCCGTATGTTGTTGGTGTTGGCCGACCACGTGGTGTCGTCGTGCCGCGCCACGCTGTTGCTCAGCACCTGCCAGCCGTCTCCAACAAGATCCAGAGAGTATTGGGAGAGCTCGGCCTGAAGACTGGAGGCAAGGGTGTTGTCGACCAGCATCAGGACTTTGCCACGGCTGAGCACCGGCGGGGCTTCAACTGCTGCAACCAGGCCCGGAAGATACAGGTCTTGAAGGCTTGGCCCCAATTCAGTCAGGCGGTAATCGTACAATGTTCCGACCGTGATACCGGTGTCCGTGAACTGCAGAGCGGGAGTGGCGTTGCCTGAGTTCAAGGTCGTCCAATTCGTTCCGGAGCCACGAATCCGGCGCTCGATTTTGGTCGTTTCATAGCGCGGAGACCGCCGCCAGTGCAAACGCAGCGCGGTGGGATTCTGTACCGCCTCCGCGTACGCGGTGTTGCCCCCTTCGTACAGACTGAAAGCCCCCAGCCGGGAGTTGAAGCACTCGACCTCGTCTATCGCGCCGTTGCAGGGCGCCAGTCCTCCTGGGTAAGAACCAAGATAGAATCCATTCGTGCGCGCAGCCCCAGACGCCATGGGGTTATTGGTGGTCTGGAGCACGAAGCTTTGATCCTTCCAGACGGTGATCTGGGTTGGCTCCAGACTGAGAAGGATCTCCGTCCAGACGTTCGACTTGAAGGCACTGTTGGAAAGGACTCCGCTGTCCCACGTCACCGTATTCGGCGGTCCCGTTCCGTTGCGGGATGACCGGATTCTCATCATGTTCCCGTTGGTCACGAAGTTCAGTTCGAGGAAGCCGTTGCCCGACGCGTTGACGCGATCACCGATAACCAGCAGGTGGGATTCGGACGCTCCGGAGCCGCTGCCTCCAGCCACGGGACTGGTCCAATTGGGACGGAACCGGAGGCGCACTCCACCGTTGGTCAGGTTGAGATTCGCAACCCCATTGCCTTCCACGCAGCGATACCGTAGTTCCGCGCCGGTCGTGGTGAATGATGCCGCGTTGCCGTCAAAACTGCTCACGTTGCTCACGCTTCCAGAAGCGGACAGCGGCAACTGCCCCTCCTCGCCTTTCCAGTCCGGCGTGTTGAACCGGAAATAGGCAAGGCGGGTGCCCAAGCGATCGGAAAACCTTAATGGGTCGGTGTTCTCGGCCCGTTCCTCCGCGTCGCTGCGGCCGTCGTAGTCCGTGTCGACGTCGGTCATGGAAGTCTCGTTCCCATCCTAAACGCCGTCGCCGTCGGTGTCTTCGAGATAGTTAGGCGCCTGATCTCCGTCCGTGTCGAGCGGAAGACCATTAGCGCCGACTCCGACGTAGTGGTAACCGATGTCGACCTGGGTGTTGGTCTCGGACGTGCCGGTCGCGGCTCGGGTCGTGAAATGGTAGAGCGCTGCGGCGGCGCTGGTCCGGCTTCCCGTGTCGATCAGATTCGTGAGACTGGTGGACGTGCCGGCCGTGGGATAATAGAACCCACCGCGCACCCCGATCCAATGGGTGGCTGGACCCGAAGCGTAGTCGGGCACCAGCCCGGTTTTGTTGCCACTGCCACCCAAACTGCTCAGGCCGGATCGGTAGCCGTTGTTGGATGCGGTTGGGGGATTCACGCCAGTCTGCTGAAGGCTGTCGCTGTCGAAGAGATTGTCCCTGACGGTCCAACTGTTGGAATACGTGGTGTTGTTGTTGGCAAAGGTGGCGGAACCCAGGCGGAAGAGGTTGTTGTACAGGGTCAGCGTGAAGGGAATATAGGAGGCGCCCGAAGGGACAACCCACTGTGCTGTGCAGCGATCAAAGAGATTGTTCGTCAAGGCAACAGTGCTGCCACCCAGCGTGGCAGTGACGTCGAGGAAGACGCCGCGCAACTGGGAATGGGAGATTTCGGTGATGCCGGCGGCGCCACGGGCGATGGCGTCGATGAATACGCGAGGTCCGGCGGGAAGGCTGACGTCGGTGAATACAAGACGGACGCCAGGATTCGGTGAGCTCACGTTATAGGTCATCCAGGTCATGGTGCCGGTGGTCATGCCCCAGGCCGCGGGTTGTTCCTGCACGGTGCTGTAGCGCGTCAGTCGATTCAGCGCGTCCGGCCTGCCCTCGCTGACCAGCTTGCCGCCGTTCCGGGCCGTAAGGCCGGTCAGGCCGTAGATTCCGACGGCGACTCCATTGCTGAGCGTCAGGGTGCAGTTGGTGAGTTGAAGAGCACTCCAGCAATAATCCAGGGGAGCATAATGGTAGCCACGGTCGGGAACATCGATATCCCGCTGGGCCTGCGGCGTCAGGATCGTGTTGTTGGTGAAATGACTGCTCAGGAGGATCGGCGGATAGGTTGTCATCTGCCGGATGTCGCGGAGCAGGTCGGGATGAAGGTTGGTGGTGCCGTTGTTACGGTCCGAGCTTCCTGCGGCCAGATAATTGGAACCGCTTCCCAACCCCTGGAAAGCGCCAGCCACGGAGGGGTAGGTGCTCACGGAATGGGAGGTGAACGACCCTGCGGTCGTGACGCCCGCCAGAATCGAGTTGGTGAGCGTCAGTGCCGTCAGGTTGTGGTTGAACCGATTGGCGGTGTTGACCGTGACCTGCTCGCATCGTTCCGTCGAGGCAGTGACCTGGTTGAAGTTGGTGAGGACGTTGTGGAAGAGGGCGTTGCGCAGGGCGAAGATGGCGTTGTCGGGGCGGATGCCGTTCTGGCAGTTGACAAAATGCGCGTGGTGAATGGCGTGGCCGGTTCGCTTGTAGAACTGAACCGCGGTGCGGGCATGGGCAACCCGAAGGTGTTGAATGAACGCGTCTGAACCGGAGGCGTTGGCGTCGATCAGGAGCGCCGTCTGGGCGTAGTATCCGCTCGGTGTCGCGTTGGTAATCGATTCACCGATGCTCTGGTCATCCCTCGCGGTCAACACCACAGGACGGTAGGCGGTGCCTTCCCAGGTGACCGGTCCATTGACAGTCAACGTGGCATTGTTCGTGGGAGCATACTTGATCACGGTTCCGCCTTCGAAGACCACGGCATTGGTCGCCGTGCCCACACTTACAGGACCGCTGACATAGTACGTCGTGTCGCCCTTGAAGCGCATGCTGTTCGTGCTGACGACACTGGTCCAATCGATCACGACGCCGGGCACGTTTGCGGGTCTCGTGCTGGCCATCCGGATGCCAGCATCGGGCGTTGTCCGATCGGTGGATGCCAACTGGCGGGAGGGCAACCGCAGCGGCCGAGCGCGAAGTGGCCGTGCGGCGTGGCTGTTTGCCATGGCAGCCATCATTCCCTGGCGGATCTCCGTCGGCGTTCTGTTCGCCCAAGCGCGGGCTCGCTCCTCCAAGGTGTCGCGGCGGTCAGGCCGACCCGGCAGCGCGAGAAGGTCGTCGAACAGGCGTACATACTCGACGGATTCGATCAATAGGGTTCGGCCGTCGGGGGTCTTCGTCCATCGCTTGGCCACCGGAGGAAACTCGGAGGGGTCACGTTGGGCCGCTTCCGCCGCCGACCAAGCAAAGGCGCGGCCGCGAACGATTCGATTGGGTCCGAAATCCAGTTCCTCGTCGATCCAGTCGGGAAGAGCGACCTGTTCGCGCAACTGAGGATCCTCCAGGCTGGACAGGACCGTCTCGCGCCGGGTCGGTTCGGGAGGATCGAAGAACTCGGTGATGACTTCGACCAGGACAGTCTCCGGATTCAGCCCGAAGTCGGACGGGTCGGGTGGCACCTCGCGCAACACCAGATCGGCTTCGATCGAACCCCGGCGGACGGTATAGACAAGGTCGGAGTGCACTTGGTCGAGAACATCCCTGTAAATGACCTGATTTGGAGGAAGCAACTCCCCGAGGCCATCCTTGGCCAATGCGACGATGGCGTCCTCGCCAGTGGCGGCATCAAAGTAGCGGAGAGCGACGATCGTGCTCCGAAGGGTGATCTGACCCTGGATCTCCAAGTTCAAGGCCCCGTTCGGATCGTTGGCATTGCTGGAGAAGGAAGCTTTCTGCTGAAGGTAGGAGGCCACCGCGCCACCTGGAACGATCTCGATCACTTCGCAGGCCTCCTTCCAAGCCTCCTTTTCCGGATCCCAAAAGTTCAATCCGTCCTCGATCTGGACGAACGTGTTGGTCAGTGATGCCATCACACCCGAATCGTCGCGAATGATTTCAACCCTCTCGATAACCGTGTGATGTGGGCCGCGCTCGATGGCCGCAGCAAATTCTTCTTGGGCGACGACGGACAGACAAAGCACACCGACAAATACGCCCGCAAGAAGACGAGGATCATTTCGGCTGGAAGTTTCGGGATTACCTGCGTGCGCCGTCTAAACATTGGTTGACCTGAATAGTTGGGCGGCGACCGCTTTGATACTCCCCGGATGACGGTCGTCACGGAAAATCCGGTTTGCGGATTCCGCAAGGGGATTCTCGCGAAGTGCACATTTTCGAGGGAAACGCCCTGTTGGAGGACGTCACGGCGTGGCCCGAACAGAGCGGCGAGTTCGGGAAGTACACCGTGCGGGCAACCGCCACGGGTGTCCCCACCGTCAAGCGCCGCAGCCAGGTCTGAACCGCAACCACCCAACCCACGCCTCACCCATGAAATCCATCATTACGATCCTCGCCCTTTGCGCGGCGTTGGCCTTGCTCGCCGGCTGCGCGTCCACGCCCGACAAGGAGCAGCGCTGCGTCTCCTACGCCGAGGTGTACACGCTCTACCTCGCCAGCACCGAGGTCCGACCCGTCAGCAAGGAGGAAGTCGCCGCCGCCACCGCGGCCGCGATCTTCCTGCGGACCTACTGCGGCTGGACCGCCACCCGCGGCAACGACGCCAACGGTGTCCCCGTCATCCACCCTCCGAACTGAACCCCATGATCAACGAACTCGAACTCCTCGACCCCGTGCGGACGGTCGACATCGGCACCGAACAGGTCCACGTCCGGGAACTGCGCTGGCTCGACGCCCTCCAGTTCCTCCAGAAGCTGGCGGCCGGCATCGAGCAGGTAGTCGGCGCGCAGGCGTTTGGCGTCGACGGGACCGTGCGACTGAACCCGGACCGACTGCGAGAAGCGCTGCTCTCGGGCGGAGAGTTGGCCAATACGCTTCTGGTCAAGGCCACCGGCCTGCCTCAGGCGCACCTGGACGGACTGTCCGCCTCGCAGGCCTTGGCGCTTCTCGACGCCGCGGTCCGGATCAACTTCCGCGAGGAGCTCCTGGGAAAGCTCCGGGCCGTCGGCGGGGCCCTGCGAGGAACGCTGACGGCGACCGTGGCCACCCGTTGACCCGGGCGGTCGATTTCCTGGTCTGGCAGGGCTACCCGCCGGACTGGGCCATGAGCCTGACCTTGCGCCAACTGCTCGCCTTCCTGGACGCCGCCGCCGCCCGGATGGCGCTCGTGGCGAAGGCGGGGACGCCACCACTCCACTGACATCATGCCCGCCGACACGGTTGAAGTTGTCGTCAAGCTGACCGGCCTGGGGGCCGTGCAGGCGGGTATGCGCCAGTTCCGGGCCGCCATCAACGGCCCGCTCGAAGCGGCCGCCACCCGGATGCGTGGCTTCGCGCTTGGGCTGGGGAGCACCTTCCTGGCGGGACTCCCGATCTATCGGATCGGCGCCGAACTGGGGAAGGCGCTCACCGAAATGGACCGGGCGGACGAGGTCTCGCAGAAGCTCGGGATCGCGGCGGACGAACTGACCGCCCTGAACTTCGCCGCAACCCTCGCCGACTCGTCCGCGGAGAAGCTCCAGAACGGTCTGAAGTTCATGGCCCGGTCGGTGGACGAGGGCGCGGAGGCCTTCACCACGCTTGGTATTCAGCTTCGCACAGTTGACGGCCAGTTCCGGCCCCAGCAGGAGATCCTGGACGACATCGCCGACCGATTCGCAGCGATGCCCGATGGGATCGAGAAGACCGCGCTCGCCCTGAAACTCTTTGGCAAAGAGGGGCTGAGCATGATCCCGCTGCTCAACTCGGGGGCGGCGGGGATTCGGGCGATGACCGACGAGGCGCGGGCCTTCGGTGTCGTGGTGGCGCCGGAAGCAGCGGCCGGGGCAAGCCTGCTCAACGACAACGTCAGCCGGCTCCGGATGGCGGTGGAAGGCGTCGCCAGGACCACCCTTGCCGAACCTCTGCCCGCACTTCTCGACGTCACCAACCGGCTCATCGAGTGGCTGAAGGCCAACGACGCCATTCGCAAGGCCGCGGAGTTTCTCTCGGAAGCCCTCCGTTACCTGGTCTTCGACATCCACGCCCTGATCGTCGCTGGTCGCATCTGGTGGCAAACCGCCACCGTCCAATCGACTGCGGTCAGCGCCTCCTTCCTCGCCCTCGGTCGGCTCCTGGCCCGGGTCTGGGAGCAGCCCATCGAAGTGCTGCGAGCCCTCATCGACCACCTGAAGGTCGCCGTGCGTGCCGCGGGCGACCTGGCGGGCGCGGTTCTACTGGTGACGCAAGGGCGGTTCGTCGAGGCGTGGGACAGGGCGAAGGCCGCAGGCCTGGAACTGGCGGCATCCCTTGTCACCACTGGCAAGGCCGTGGTCGAAAGCGCCGGGAAGACTGGCGACGCCCTCCGGGATGCCTTCGTGGTTCCCATTCAAGGGGCTGCGGCGACGTTCCGGACCTTTATCGAGGAGGGGAAGAAGGGTTTCGAGGAACTGCGGGACGCGGCCGGTTGCTCTGGTCGCCACCCGATCTGCCGCCGGTGAAGCTCGCCGGGGCCGGATCGGACTTCGAGCTCGACCCCGCGGGCGAGCGCCGCAAGCGCATTGCTCACGAACTGCGGGAGGCCGAGTACGACCTGCGCCAGCGCCGTCAGTTGGTCGCCGATGAGATGGCTCGCCTCGAAGCCGACTTAGGCACCTTGGAGGCCGACAAGTACCGGCAACGGATTGCACTGCTCCGGGACGAGATCCTCCTCATCGACCAAGAAATTGAACGGCTGCGTGCCCGGCTCGAAGTCGAACAGGACGCCGAGGTCCGCGAAGGCCTGACGCAGTCCATGCGTGGCCTAGAAGGTGAGCGTCACGGCGTGGAAGGCCAACTGGCCCGAACCGAGGGCGCCCCGGACCCGTACTCCATGCGGGACCAGATGGTGTCGACCATTACCGAGCTGGAGAACCGGATTGGCACCGCGGCGGAGTCTGTGGCCCGGGCCTTTTCCAGCGTCATCGGCACCGCCACCGACGGCATCGCCACCGGCATCGAGGGCCTCGTGAAGGGGACGATGGACTGGGCGGACGCCCTCCGAAGCATCGGCAGCTCGATTCTCAACGGCGTCATCTCCGCCATCTCCCGGATGTTCGCCGAATGGATCGCCAAGCGCGCCCTCATGGCGATCAAGAACATGATGTTCTCGACGCAGGAAGGCGCCACGGACGCGGCGGCGAAGGCCCCCGGTGCCATGATGAGTTCCATCTCCTCCTACGGCGTCGCGGCGGTCGTCGGCATGGCCGCGATGCTGGCGGCGCTGGCAGCCATCTCTGGGGCCTTTGCCAAGGGCGGTCGACCTACCCCCGGGATGCCCGCGCTGGTCGGCGAGGAAGGCCCGGAACTCTTCGTGCCTGACCGGCCTGGCCTGATCGTTCCCGCCGGCATCACCGAGCGGATCATGGCCGCGGTAGCTGCGCCGACGGAGGGCTTCTACGCGGGGCCAGAGAGCGAGCCTCAACCGGCCGCCTCTGCGTCGGCACCCCAGCCACGAGGGACCAACGCCAACATGAGCCTCGTCCTGGTCGACAATCGGCGCCACGCCCGCGAGTTCCTCGAAAGCAGCGACGGCCAGGCGCTGATCGTCGACGTGATCCGCCGTCGCCGCATGGACATCGGACTCAAGACCTGATCCATGCCTGTCACGACCTACAACGATGCCGTGGTGATTCCGCACCCGCCCGACTGGCGGCAGCCGGTGGAATGGTCGCGCTCATGGGATACCCGGATCGAATCGGCCGTCACCGGTTCCGAGGCCCGCGTGGGCCTGCGGTTGAAGCCTCGCGAGAAACTCCGGTTCCGGTTGGTGCCCCTCAACCTCGCCGAGCGCCTCGTGATGGTCGCCAGGTTGAAGGCAGCGGCGAAACTCGGCCTCGCCGTGGTGCCTCACTGGGGCCGTGGCTCAACGCTAACGGCGGAGGCCTCTGGCTCGTCTCTTGTGGTCGCAGCCGACAACTTCAAGGCCCAGTCCGAGGACGTGGTCTTCGTCCACTCGGGCGACATAGAAGTCTCCGACGAGTTCGACCTGGCCGTGGTCGCCGTCCACCGCAACCAGACCCTTTCCCTGGTTGGCCCCCTCAGCCGCACCTACCCGGCAGGCGCACGAGTGTTCCCGACCATCGCGGGCCGGATCACGGTCGGCGAACTCGAAGCCCTCGATGACTGGCGGCAGGCCGTCACGCTCGAGGTTCAGCAGCTCCGCACCGTCCCCGACAACGACGCCGCCCTGTTCGATTTTTACTACTGGTTCCGTGGGGCGCCGCTGCCCCGGATGTACGCGGGCGAAGACTTCGACCACTGGCTGCAAGCGGTTCCCCTCGTAAGCCCATAACTCCTCACTGCCATGCCCTGGACCCTCTACACGCACACCGACGCCAGCGCCCCAGTCCTCAACGGGACTCGGGGCTCCCTGATCGCACTCCTCGACGCCTGTCTCGTGTCCGGCTACGGCGCCAAGGCGGGCGCCGGGTGGACCAAGCCCTTTACTGCCACCCACAAGGCCGCCTTCCGCATGGGCAGCGGTCTTCTGCGCTCCTTTGTCCTCGTGGACCAAGCCACCCCGTCACAGTCGGCGGAGGGCGAGGTGCGGCTCTACGAGTCCATGACCGACATTTCCACCGGCGAAAGCCCGACCACGAAGGTGCATGCACGAGGGTCCGCCACCAACGACTCGACCCCGATCGCATGGTGGCTGGTAGGCGACGACCGTAGCTTCGCCTTCGCCGCGACATACGCGCCGGGCATCCCGCAGCTCTTCACGAGCTTCGCTTGCGGTGAGTTTCGGTCCTTCGTCCCGAACGACCTTTACGCCTGTCTGGCCATCGGACGCCACACACCCGGCGACAATTCCCAAACTTCCGAGCCGTGCGCGCAGCTCTCCGATCTGGGCAACCTTTCCGCCTTCCGGTTGGCCCGGGACTGCGTCGGGATCGCCAAGGACAGGGTCGTGACGGCGCCCCGGACCGGCTACAAGTGCAGCTACGGCGACGGACCTCTGGAGTTCCCGAATCCCGCTGACGGATCGCTCGTCCTGACCCCGATCATGTTGGAGACCACCGACTCGGTCGGCGTCGTTCTCCGCGGAGTGGTCCGGGGCCTCTGGGCCTCCTGCCACAAGACCGCGACAATTCCGTTCACGGTGGGCGACACCGTTTCCGGAACAGGTTCCAGCGCTGGGCGGACCTTCCTCTGCATCGGCCGGTGCGCCAGCTACAACTCCACTACCCTGCAAGGTTGGTGGTTCCTCGAAACCTCCGACACCGTGGAGAGGAACTGATCATGGCTGACCGAGGTGACATCGCCAGATGCCTCGCCGGACCGGCCGTGGTGGTTGTGCAGCGGAAACCGATCTTCCCTCGCATCCTTCGTGCCATCACCACGGTGGGGTTGGCTGAGCAACTGGCCGCCGAAGCCCGCCGGGACGACAGCGAGGGGTCGTCAGCCCCGCCGAGCCTGTACCTGCCCAAGGGCGGGCGAATCCGGCTGCGCATCCCGATCGCCGCCGGAAGCCGGGCCGTGACGGTCAAGGCGAGACAACCCTCCGCCGGCCTGCCACGGCCCACAGCAAGAATCCTGACCAATGCCGCCATCGGGCTGAATGCCGACCTGACCGCGGCTGCGCCCGCCGGCACAGGATGGGTCAGCATCGGGCCTTTGACCTTCAACGCGACAGCCAACGGCGGGGTCGAGGTGGAGCTGTTTGCTCCGTGGTCCGGCGGAATCTCTGGCTGTTGGTTCGACGCCCTCACTGTCGCCTGAAGCCATGGCCACGTACCTTTCACGACCGGTGTTCGCCTGGGATCTCGACTGGACCACGTCGCCAGTTCAGCGACTGGACTACGACGTGCAAGAGGTCGGCGACGGGCTGAAGGAAGAGCTGCTCTGGGGGGACCAGACGCACGTCATTCGATCCTGGACGGCGGAAGTGCCTCTCGAAACCGGCGCCGCCATCACCGAGTTCGACGACTGGACCGAGGCCCTGCGCGGGCGACTGATCGGGTTCTGGCTCCCGGCACCGGAACAGGCGTTCCGGATCGTGTCCGGAATCTCGGAGACGCAGTTCGAAATCGAGGCCTGCGGGTTGGCCGAGGCGTTTGGTGACGGCCCAGAGATCCACTTCTGGTTCACCAAGGCCGGACTGCCGCCCGTCGCAGTGAAGGTGACCGGCGTCGAGGCGGTGGGTGGGCTCGAACGCCTGACGGTCGCCCCCAGCTTGGGCTTCACGCCGGATGCAACCTGGTACGTCCGTCCGCTGCTCTACGTTCGCCTCGCCGACGACACCGAGCGTGCCCGCTTCCTCGCGGAGAATCGCCAGGTCCGATTCTTGAAGGTGGTCGAGCTCCCCCTGGAATACGCCGCCGCGGAGACCGGGCAATCCCCGGTCTACCTCTACCGCTTTTGGATCGACACCGACCCGGTCACGGAGTGGCGCCTCACCGGGTTCTCGTGGGACCTCGAAATCTACCAGAAGACCTGGACGGCGAAGCGGATCGCGCACGGCCAGATCCAGCGGAACACCCGGGCCGACATGCCCGACTTCTCGATCGAGTGCGAACGGGACGCGGACATTCCGGTCATCCACCTGGTGCCGCCGGCCCTCTCGATGCCGCTGAACGTCGAAGTCCGGGAATCCCTGTCCCTGGCCGACACCGGCAACGTCATCGCCGTCGGTCGGGTGCAGAACGTCCGTGCCTCCGGCCGGAGCCTGGTCGCCAAGTGTGCCTCGTTTTCGCAGGTCCTGCCGCGATCGGTGCCGGGTTTCCTCCTGCAGGCCCGCTGCAACTGGCAGGTGTTCTCCGGTCCCTGTGGCGCCAGGCAGGCCGCCTACGCCAAGACCGCCGAGGTGACCGCTGTTTCCGGTCGCAGCGTCGTCGTGACGGATGCCTCGCTGTCCGGGATCGGTGCGGCCTGGTTCGCCGAGGGATGGATCGATGTCGGAACCGGCGTGAACCGAGAGCTGCGAACCGTGATGGCTTCGTCTGCGGCTGCGGGCAATGCGGTGACGCTGACCCTCAGCTACCCGTTCCACCGCGCCCAGATGGGCAACACGGCGACGGTCATCCCGGGCTGCGACGGCAAGGCCGACACCTGCACTTCGAAGTTCGCCAACTTCGTCAACTGGGGCGGGCACCGCAGCGTCTCCCGCAACATCACCCTCAAGGGCCTGCGCACGCCCGACATCGGAGGAGGCAAGAAGTGATCCCCACGCTGAGCCTGGATCTGACGCCCGAACTGCGCGCCCAGATTGCCCGCACGGCCCGCGAGTGGATCGGCACGCCCTTCGTTCCTCACGCCCGCATCAAGGACGCCGGGGTCGATTGCGTGAACCTGCCCGCAGCCATCCTGATCGAGGCCGGCGTCATCGAGTTC